GCCGTGAACTGATCGCCGACCGCGTAGCGGCTCGATCCTCCGAGCATCTGGTAAGCGAGACCACCAGTCTGCAACTGAGGCATCTCAGCGATGACCAGATCATCGATGTAGACCTTCGACGTGTTGGCGACGTTGCTGCTGAACCGAATGTCGATGTAGCAGCCCTTCGGAATTGACACGGGCGAAAATACCGTCGCACTGAATATCTGGTACGAGGTTGTGAAATCGCCCGATGCGATTTGTAGCGACATCTGCCTGCCGGTGACGAGGTTGTTCAGGATCGTGCCGCCCGAATCACGAACCGAGATCGTAAGGTTCACCCCCGGCACCGCAGTCTCGTACTTCGCTGCAACCGAGATCGAGTACGGCCTGTCAGGGTTGATCTGGCCCAACGATCCGCTGGTCGATCGAAGCGACTGAGTGAGCCGGTGAGCAACCAATGCGTTGCCCGTCATCTTCAGAGCGTTGGATCCGGTGTGACCCGCACCCGCAGCCGTGAAGTTGGTGCCAGCACTTCCAGTCTCATATGTCCAGCCACTCGCGACGTTGGACGAGAAGTCTTCGAAGTCGGAGTTGGTGCAGACGTTTGCCCCCGGCGTGCGACCGCCGTCGACGCGCGCGCTTGCAACCTTGATGGTTCCCTTTGTTCCCGTCCCCTTCGGCCAATCTTCGTCTAGGCGAGGAACAGGACGCTGTCCGGTTACGCGAAAAACTTCTTCGCCTTCGGCTACCACTCTCTTGGTCGCATCCCTGATGCACTCAGCACGAATCGTTTCAGTTTGAATTGAAGGCCAGTCGAGGAACAAGGTACTGTCTGATGCTGCAAATCCTTGCATTGGCATCAGGTCGGAAACCAGCATGATCCCGTTGCCGATGTTGATCGAACCAGCCGTTCCCTTGTTGTCGGTCGGAAGGGTGACATAACCAGCAGAGGGTCGGTCAACCGTCGAAGAACCTGCGACCATCTGGCGGACCAGTTCCCGCGTTGCTTTTTCAACTGTGAAGTCTTCAACCGTCGTGTCGTCGTCGACCATTTCGATCAGAGTGTCGCTCGCGTCTGATCTCAGGTCTTGAACAATTTGACCCGCCTCGTCGATTCTTCTCTCAATAGAATTCGTGATGGTCTTGACCATGTCACGATCCGCATCCGAGTAATTCGACATCGTGTCTTCGTACTCTGAGCGCAAGGTCGTTTGATGCGCTCGGATTGAAACTGCAAAGTCAAAGAGTCTGCCAAGTCTGGCAAAAACTGTTGCAAAGGTTACGGCCATGTCACGGTTTCCTTGTCGGGAGTGCCTTGTTGAGTTTGGCTTGACGCTGCCCGCATTTGCAAGATTTCGAAGCGAGTTTGTCTAGTCCAAGTTTCGAAAGTCCACGAGCGATCGCATCACCGACTCCTCGCATCCTTCCACTGTACGCCGGGCAGATGTCGCACTGATAATCAGTCGGCTTTCCGTCGAACAGTTCCAGCAAGCAAATGTCGCCTTGCTTGTGGTCGCACTTCATGGTCTCGGATCCTCTTGATAGAACTGCACGTTTGAACACCCGCCTTCGGCGTTTCGTGAAACAGTGATGACAGTGCCGAACCCATCCCTGTCTGTGCTGTCAATGGTTCCAGACCAAGACTGAGGAAGCAGAACAGCATCTATTCCGTTGATAAGTTCCGAAAAAGGCGATGGAGGACCGGGAAGCGGCTGGGTAAATTTGCCACTGACAAAATGATTCCCGCTCGCGCAAGGGTCTTCTTCCTCGCCAATTTCTTGGAGGGTGTTGAGCGAACGCCTGTTCTGATATCCAAACCCAAGCGGTGCGGAAAAAGGGAATTCGCGATCAGAGACGCCGTCAATAATTGTTATGTCGCCAACTGTCAACACTTCTCTCTGTAGAGCAGTCACAGACAACGACAACCTTCGACCATATGTTGATTCAGGAAGTTCAGGGTTGTAGGTGTCGTCTGCTGGGAAATCAAAATACAAGGGCAAACCGTACCCCTCTGCAATCCTTGCAATTCCATCCGTCAAACTTCCGAAGGGGTCTTCGAGAGAGTAGGTGTGAACGCTTGGAAAAGAAAGGGGAACCGTCGATGTCGTTTGGGTTTGACCAAAGTATTCGATGCGATCAAGGTCGATGTCGTTCACCGAAGTGCTGACGTAATTGCCAAGCCCGCTAGTCGTTCGGACATAAGCAGTCCCACGCAACAGGCAATCAGCCTGTTTGTTGGAAGTCGTCACTCCGTTTGTGACAGTGTCGACCTTCTGAACGGTTTCGGACAAGGTGTAGTCAAAATCAAAGGAAGCCCAAGTTGTGCAACCGGGTCCACCGCCGTCATCATCGCAGCAACATGCAGCGAGATAAGAAGTCACCCGCCGTACTCCTCGCCGTAGATAAAGCAGTTCAAGTGATCCGCGTCGGCGGCATAAGCGAAGAGCCGGTCGCCGGGTTCGAGGTAGATCCTCTGGTCGACGAGGCGGAACGCTGTGTTTGCACTGACCGCGTGGTTCCGCACGAGATGGAAGTAATCTAAGATTTCCTCGTCGGCGGGAACGTGATAGAGATTCACGTTCGTGTTCCCGGTCGTGTAGTTCACGAAGTGGATCGAGTCGATCGTGATTCGCTTTGTAGCATCACAGCGAAGGATCTCGACTGCGTTCGTCGCAAGCGCGCCTACAGGCCATCGCTTTTTCATTAGGCACACTCCACGTCGAGTCGAGGCGGCAAGGCAACGTATCCGATGCTTTCGCCTGAAGGTAGTTGCTTCACAGTACCCCGGAAAACCGTTCCAGCCTGAAGAGGCACCGGCGTCAAGATCGCCCCGGTTGATACGCTCGGAATGTTTGGGTTTGCAGGTCCGAGATCGTAAAACAATATGGTCTCGGTTCCCTTGGCGAAGACGACTTGATTTCCTGCCAGAGTAGGCGTCAAACTTTTTGCGGTGTAAATGAAACAAGAAGAAGGAGAACCGTCAATCGGGACAGTCGATTCGCCGACGACTGCCTGCAAATACCAAAGGTCTCGAACATCTCCGCCTGTATCGCTCGAACCTGACACGAGCGGGACAAGCAGGTATCGCCGCGTCCCATCTACTGCACGAGAAAGAAAGCAGAACGCGAACCCTTCAGTGAAGGGCGTGACCGAAATTGCGTAGTCGTCAGACTCTTCTCCGTCGTTGTCTAAGACAGATCCGCCTCGCGTAGCAACCTCGTCTTCAATTTCAGCCCAATCGTCTTCTTGAAAGTGGACGACAGATTCGGTCTGGTTGTCTTTATCCTTGCTTCGAACAATGACATCTCGCCACGAATAACGATCGGGGAACTCGACCGGGTTAGTCCGCTTTGCGTAGACCAGCCGAACGCCCAACTGCTTTTTCTTCAGGTCTGCCTGAATAACAGAAGCCGACTCAATCAGCGGACGCACAGCGTCGAGACGACGCATGACCTCGTTCATCTGCGCGTGAGTGATTGGGCCAACAGAACCGCTGGTAAAACGAGGCAGGTCAGTCATGGCGAAAGAAGCCTGTATTGCAGCGTGGCCGTGCTGCTCGCGGCCTTGGCGTAGATCGTCTTCGACGACAGCCGACCGACGCTGAACTCTCCGGGCTTCAGCAACAAGAACGCGACGAAAGTGCTGCCGCTGTGTTCAATCCCAATCTCGACGTTGATTGAGTTGCTTACGTTGCGGAAAAAATAAACGCCCCCGTCAGTCGTGTCTCCTGCAACTACCGCCTCGTAGGTCGCGCCGATCGTTTGCGTTCCTCCAGCACCAACGGGAGACGCGAGATCGATCGACAAAGACCCCGGCGTAAAGGCTTCCCGAAAATTTTGGTCTTCGATCTGAAGAGAAGCGTCCATGCGAATTTCGTTTGCCATGACTTAGCCCTAGAAGTTTCTGCTGATTGAGTTGAGGTTGCGTTGCTTTGGGAAGGGTTGAACCCAATACACAAATTCAGCCCTGTCGTCTTTCAAGTACGGCTCGCCGAACGAGTCGACCTTGGGTTGCTGCTGAAGATGGAAGTCGTCATCCGCAACGAATTGATGCGCAACCTGATACACGTCAACTCCTGTTCTTCGGATTGAGCAACCACGATAGACAACCACGCCAGCGTCGAACTGGAGGAACTTCGTGGAGTTCCTAAAGAAACGATACTGTGCAAAGTCTTCTAGCCTTACCGGAGAGTTGACTGTTTCTGTCAGCGTGATCTCTTGAATGTTTCGCTGTCGCGAGGTCGGAATGCCTGCCGCGTCGATTGGCTTTCCTTCCACCTCAACTTCGTCATCCGCAGGATTGCCTTCGTCGGGATACGCGAGTGGCTGGTTACTCGTGCCGATCCTCCAGCCGAGTTGAAACTCTGCACGAATTTCAGCCGACGCCTCGACGTAGTCGACTTGATTCGGCAACTGCTGAGGGACGTTCGGCGGGTAAGCAAGAACAGCGTGCGAAGTCTGCTCATAGGTCCAATCAATCTTCCATAGATCCGTGTGTCCCGGCACCGGCTGAATGCTGAAGTCTCTTGCGGTCAGACCGGGAAAGTTCGGATGCGCGTCTCCTGCTCGCGGCACAGTCGCGCCGCCAATCAAACCGTAAACGTCCGACGGATTTGTATAGCCTTCAGCAAAGAACGTGCGCTGACTTGTGCTTCGCCCTCCCGAAGACTCAATGCCACGAGATTCGATGTATTCGCGAACGCTAGTCATCTCAGGCTAACGCCTCCCATTGCAGTGTTGGTTGCAATCTGAGCGAGAAGAACCGGGAACTTCTCAACAGCGGCCCGCAATACCTTCAGTTCGTTGACCTGCGCAATAGCCGCAGTCGTAAACGATCCGCCTGCTGTTGCGAACGTAGAGGTCTGACGCGAGGCGCTGAGTTGGGCTTGCTGTCGCATTTCAGCCATCCCGTGCTGTGCTTGCTCGAAGGACTCTCTTACTTGTCGCGCTTGTTCCGCTTCAAGTTCCAGACGTTGCTTGAGCGCGTCTTGTCTTGACTGCTCTAGTTCGTCCAAGTTGCGTTGCTCTTGTTCGTGTTGCAGTCGGAGGTTTTCGATCTTCAGCATATGCTCGGCTTCTGCAACCTCAATCGAAGCCTTGCGTTCATCGACGGTCATTTTTTCACTGGCTCTGATCCTTTCTTTTTCCAGAGCAAGTGTTTCTTCAGCCCGCTTCTTCTGTGTGTTATACATCTCTTCCTGTCGTCGGAAAAGATCGTTTGCCGCTCGCTGGATTTCGTCTTCGCTTTGGAAATCCGATTCCATGAATCGACTTTGCGCGTGTCGCATTGCATCGGACTGACGCATCATTCCGGCCTCGGCTCGAATGCCTTTGATTCGCTGTGCTGAATCTGCAACAAATTGATCGGACTGCTTTACTCGTTCTGCAATGCGTTGTTCTCGTCGTGCAAGGGCAGCGTTTCGCTGCATGTTCTCTTGCGCTTTAGAACGAGAAGCCTGCTGATCGGCCTCCATTCCCATGTAGCCACCCATCAGCGGATCTAAAGCCATCGACGCAAGTTCGCCCAAAGCACCGACTACTGGAACAGCACGAACCGCTCGCGCGACCGAGTCGCCGACAGCCATGCCGATTGTGGTGTCCTTGTCTTTGATTCCCTTGATGATACCTTCGAGCAGCATGTCAGCAATCCCGACACCAGCAGCAACGCCGAGGACTTTGCTCATAGACGACTTTAAACGCCGAGCAATCCTGCTGGCAGCATCCATGCCACCACCAACACCATCAACATCAAAACCACCACCTCCATCGCCACTTCCACTACTTCCAAACATGTTTGGAGTGTGTGCCATTCGCAACTCGTTTTGCGCGTGCCTTTGCTCTCCCGCAGCATACGCCTGCCGTGCTTTATTTTGTCGATCACCTATTACTGAGGATTCAAACGCGCGGACCGCAAACTTGCGCTCCATGTCAGACAACTCTTTTTCAAGTTCCGCCTTCATTTTGGCGAAACCTTCTTTGAATCCGTCGGCTGCTGCTTTGCCCGCTTTCTTTCCAAGCGCGGCGGCTCTCTGCGCAATTTTCTGAGAAGCCTTTTCAATCGTGGACTCGGCCTGCTTCAATCCCTCTTCTAGTTTTTGAAGCCGAGCAAAAACCTCGATGCCGATTGAAAATGGAATTTCGTTTTCAGCCATGTCCGAGGTTCCGCATTTGCTCTTCTACCAGAGAGCGATGGTCTATTGGGCCGCCTTGATCTGTTTGCGATTTGAAGAACTTCGTAAGTTCCTCAATGTATCCATTGAACTCGTCAACCGGAAGGCTCCAAGGATCACCGACTCCGGGCAAATGCTTGGCAATGATGAAGCACTCTGTCATCCAGTTTCGAGCGGTTTCTCTTGAACTTCCTTTCCCTCGGCACTGCTTTCAGTGTTGGCAAAATCTTCTTCGTCAAAACCGAGCATGTGCATCGCGACCATTGTCAGGTCGTCGGGTCGAAGTTCGTTGTATTCCTCCGGGAAGTTTCCGTCGTTCCCATAGGAGATGACTCGAATCGCTCCTTGCATCGTGAACACGCTTCGCACCAGATCCGTCACAAACCCCTTGCGTTCTTCGAGAGCCTTGAGTTCTTCCAGCCTTGTCGCGCTGTCGACCTCTGATTCCTTGAGAACCGCCAGCAGTTCCGTCTTTGCTCGATCGTGTTCTAGTCCAAGCATGTCGTTGATTTCTTGGACTGTCAGACGACCGACTTGGAGTTGACGACCGTCGACATTTACAACCTTCTTCTTCATTGCTTCCTCATTTCTGCACCATTCCAAATGGTGCGACTGTCATTGACTTTGAAACTCTCTGCGCTGAGATGTCCTTGACGACCGTCATGTCGACGATCTTCAGATGGTTCTTGGCTCGTTCGATTGCTGTCTCTTCTGAAACCTTGCCGGGAGCAACACGAACGAAGTGTTCAGTGCCATCGACGAAAACCACGCGAACTCTCCAATCCTGCGATGAAGGATTGAGGATTCCGGTCTCGATTAGTTGCTCTCTGTTCTTGATTTGCATCAGGCGGTTTCATCCCAAGTCACTGTCGGACCATTGCCATCGTTCATTTCAAAGTTGAACGTGACCGTGTTGTCGCCATTCTGCGCAACAGAGAATCCGTAGTTGCTGAAGACCGCGTTGAACGCAATGGTCGTGTTTGCGGCAACGGTGAGCGTGATGACATCCGACGTGCTTGGGTTGGCTGCCAAAGTTGCCACGTCGTCCAACGCCCCGGTTTCAGCGTCAGACGCCAGAGGGATCGGGCTGAATGCGGTTGCTGATCCCGTGTCGTTGCCATCCCAGAACTGAGGAATCCCGGACGCGCTGCCGGTGATGTCGACGACCGAAGAGGCGCGTCGATTCTTTCCAACCGACCCAAAAGCAGAAATGTCAGTGGTTGCTCTTCCAATGCTGCAAGACCACGCTCGAAGTCGAGCGTTGAAACCTGTCGGCAGCGACACGTTCCCATCGGAACCGATTGCGTAGTCAGTCATACCTCGCTCCAAGTAAAGATCGGCCCGTTGTCGTCGGCCAGTTGGAAATTGAACGTGATGCTGCTCGCCCCATCTTGATCCGAGGAAAGATCATAAGACGAAAAAACAGCGCCAAACACAATCTTGCAATCGAGCGAGTCAGGCGACGAATTGTTGATAAACAGCGAAATTGACCCGCCAGCGACATCGTTCATTGTCGTGCCGGACAGCGGGAAGGGCGCGGTCGACGAGTCGTTGTAGGTCGGAACGCCACCAGCCGAACCAGTAAGGTCGACAATAGCAGACTGCTTTCTCTTGGTGCCGGTGTCGCCAAACCCGGTGACGACCTGAGTCGTTCGAGTGATGCTGCATGACCACGTCTGAAGTTCTGCGTTGTATCCAGAGGGAAGCGTGACATCCCCATCAGATCCGATTGCGTAGGTTGTACCCATGTGTTTATCCCGTCGCGATTATTTCGAAGGTGGAATTGAAACCGTACACTTCCTCTGAGTCGAAGTTGACCGACCCCCTCGATAGGGCGCGAACTCGCGATCGGTCGAATCCTGTAGTTGCCAGATCCGTGTCATCTAAAAGATCGAATAATAGAGTCTCGATGTCCATGAGGGAATCGACACCCTTGTCGGTCTTTTCGAAAACGTGAACATCGAGCGTGGTCGTCAGACGTTTTGTGCTGCCAAAAAAATGCTCTACGTCTGGTGCTGCCATTTCGAAAACGCAGAAAGGAAAGGCCGTGTCAGGAGGAGCGATTGTCGCGTAGATGCGACCACCAACTGCAACATGAAAATCGTTGTACGCAGCCGGGTCTCCAGTCTGCGAAACCAGTTTGTTGTAGACCGCTTTCAATACTTCGACGCTCATTTCATTGACGCCTTTGCAAGAGCAACGTATCGACTCATTTTTGCCCTGAATGCTGATCGCTTGATGTTGCGTTGCAGTTTGCGATTGATACGAGGCAACTGCTTTTTGGTTTTGTCGACCGCCCTGCCGACATACGGACGCGGATACATGCGGGCTTTTCCGCCGACCATTGTGCCTCGTTCCAAAAATCTAGCGTAGTTCAAATTGGACCCGAGGACGAGCGTCTTGTTGGGGCCGCTATCTTTTCTGACTCGCGTAATCCACGAACGCCACAGAGTCCCCGTCTGTACGACCGGAGGATGAAATGGAGCAGACGAACGCTTGGGAAGACCGGGATGCTTTCGTCCAGTTCCCTCGCTATTCAACACGCGCTTCATGTTTTTCTGTAGCGCGGTGGCGATGTCGTTGAGCGCAGTCGTCAGGTTTTTGTCGACGTATTTGAGGAAAGCCTCAGACTCGAAATTGCTGTCGACAACTGCTTCATCCAAATTCTTCATGGCTGTCTCACTTCTTCAGCGCGCACCGTAGTGAACTGCAAACCATCGTCGTATCCGCGATAGCCTGACACCACTACGCTTTGAACTTCAAAGGTCAACTCTTCCGACAAGATTGGATCTGTCCAGACAAGTCGGTCCGAGTATTTCAGGCCCGGCGCATTGGAAAAATAAACTGTCGCCGATTGACTGCGAGACTCTTTTCCAACCTTTGAATTGTCTTTGGCCCCACCAATACCGAATCCGCCTCGTATCGCAACGTACCCAATAAAGCGCTCGTCCTCGGTCCAAGTCTCTATCGACGAGCCGACAGCGTCCGCAGTCCTCGTTGCACGATGGATTGCGATTTCAATGCCGTACTTGTCAATGAGACCTTTGACGCTCATCTGAGGTTCCGATACATCAACAACTTCGACAGGGTCATGTTCTGCTTTTCGTCAGAAGAAACCCTCGAATACGAATAGTCGCCGAGCGATTCGCTGTTCTTCGACGTGTCTTCCAGACGCAAGCGATAAAGTTCAGCAGCGATTTCAATCGTGACCTGTTCAACGTCCGCCGGTACTGTTGAATATCCAGCGGTGTATTCGATGAACAGCCCTTGAAACGTACCGGGGAAACGATGCGTGAATCGGTCGTCCGCGCGGTAGTTCGGAAACCTGTCCGAAAGAAGATGAACACGTCCGGTCTCGAATTCAACTCGGTACTCGCTGATGTTGTCGCGAGCATGAGTCAGGTTCATGTTCGCTTCTACCATTCCCCTGCCTCCGAAGCGGTGCAGGGTGTACGAGTATGCGTTTTTCGTAAGCGAAGCAGTGAAGCCAGTCACCGCAGCATTGATCTGCGTGACCAGTTGCGACGTAGTCGGATAGGTAGAAAACGCAAGAGACGACGAAGAAGATGAACCTGACGAGTCGACCCGTGCAAACTTGAGACTCAACCCGTCGTTTTCTACTGTTGCCAGAACGTCATCGGAATTGTCAAGAGTCAAATGGATTGCGTCGGCGGTTCCAAACGCAATCGTCTTGATGTCTTTGATCGGGTGATGTTTTACCGCGATCGTTCGTTGCGAGTTTGCGTCAATCCACTCGTAGTACGTTCGACTCAGGACATTGCGGTCTAGGTAAGACTCGACAATGCTTGTCGATCGGTCAATAGCGGCCTCCAGTTGGAGGTCAAAGGCGTGATCGTTGACACCGATCCACGCCTTCAAGTTGGCGAGACTCGTCAGTGCGTAAGTACCGACCGCCATGTTTCACTCCTAACGGGGGCGCGCCATCACGCAATGGATGACGCGCCCCCTGAAGAAGAAAGGAGTTCTCAGGCATCGACCATCGTGTTGACGCCACGATCGGCCAACACGTTGGTTGCCTCTTCCGCCTTGGAAAGAATTCCAAGCATGGAACAAAGAGTTGTCCCGCCGTAGGTGCCTGCGACCGAGATGTATCGCTTGTGGCCCCGGAGGTCGAGGTTGATGACGTGGATCTCGTCATCGCTGGCCGAGGGAAGCGTCGAGGTTCCCCCGTCGATGTCGAGCGCCGTGCCGATGGTCGTACCGGCCACGTCGATTGCCCCGCTCATGTTGGCCGCGTCGGACTCCTGCAACTTGAGGGCCGTCATGCCCCCGGATGCTCCGGTCTGGACGACGACCGAGAGGTACGAGTAACCAGCGGTATCAACCGCATTGTCGACGGACAGCGTGCTGCTATCCGAGACGGGGTCGAGGATGTTGACGTACTTGACTGCTGCTGCGTGGTTCATGGTTTATTGCCCTCCAGATCAGGCGTCGTCGTTGTCGATGGTGAGAGCGACAATCGGACCCGCTTCGTTGGTGTCGCCACAATCGTGACAGACAATGTCGAATCGTTCCGTGCCACGAACAGCGATCTCGTCCTGCTGGAAGACATCCATCGCCTGATCGCTGACCTGAATCTGAGTCGAACGGCGATCGCCGAAGGACGCAGCCAGAGTCATGTCGCCAAAGTACGCGATCTTCGCGTTGTCGGTGGTGGTGTTGATGTCCGGGAGAACCTGCGAGAAGACAACCGGATACCCGAGAAGGTTCGGGGTCCACTTGCCGTCCAACTGGTCGCGGAAGGTGTTGCCACCAGCCTCGCGAACAATCGCTTCAACCGTTCCGTGATACACCGACTTGTGCATGTACCACTTGCAGTTGCGAGTGTCGGCGTACTGCGGAAGCAGAGCCATCAGATCGGTAAACACGCCAAGGCTGGTCACGTCCGTGAGAGCCGGGGTAGTCAGTTCGGTGGTCTGGCTAATGCCAGCCGAACCCATCGAGTTCGCAAGCCCGGTGATGCCGCCGTAGGTCGAAGTGCCGTCACCGAGGAAGAGACACTCATCTTCACGCTTCGCGAAGGCGTAAGCGATTTCGCCGCTGACCTCGTCTGCGATCGAGATAAAAGCGTCCTCGTTCAGTTCGCTGGAGATGGTCGTCAAGACGGCCATCTTCTTTGCGACGAGCGAGACCTGCTCGAAGGACATCGTGGACTCGGTGATGGCTGCCGCCTCACCAACGAAGTACGGGGTCAGGGTGTCGCGCTGTCGCGGGATGCGATGCACGTCGGTGGTCATGGGTCGGACCCGGCACTCGGATCGAGCGATACCGAACTCCTCGCGGAGACGGATCAGTTCGGTCTCGAACACTTCGGGGACGAGGAAGCCACCCGCACTGTTGACGCCTTCGGTGTGCGCCTTGGTCAGCAGGTCGTTCTTCTCGCAGAAGTTGATCGACTTGCGGATGCCAGCGGCGGCACCAATGAAGTGACCGAAGGCCAGAGCCTTCTCGTGAGCGTCACCGTTCTCGTCGCTGACGAAGTTCTTGACCCGACCAGCGAATCGCTTGGAACGAACCGCAGGGACGCCAGCCGAAAACGCCTTAGAGCGAGCGAGACGAAGGGACTTCTTGGTCTCCTTCTCCTCGTCCTCGTCCTCAGTCATCTTGTCATAGGGCATCTCTTCCTTATCGTCCGCCTTCTCTTCCATTTCTTCCTCTTCGGCGGCTCGGCGGTACATCCGCATTTCGATCTCTTCGGGATCGACCGGCTTGCCATCTTCGTCAACGATGGCGACCTTTTCCATCTGGAGACGCTTCGCTTCGGCGAAACGCTCGGCACCGACCTGACGCGCAAGCGTCTGAAGTTCGGCATTGAGTTCAGTGATCGTGACCTGTCGCATTGTGGCGACTCCTTATTGCTAAGTGTTTCTAAACCGCTGGCGCGTTCTGGCTTTGCCCATCAGTTCGAGCGTTTCGCTCACCTGCTCGGACCACTCCAAATTCGCCCCTTCATGCGGGCTTTCCGTTCTCTTGTAAGTCTCGAAACTCGCTCCGCCACACCCTCGTCTGGCAGTTCGATTTCAATCAAGTGCTTCGAAATAGCGGGCGCAGATCCGAGGAAGTTCTTGACTTGCGTCGGGCTGACGACACCCTTCTTGACCGCCGAGATCAGCGCGGTGCCGTTTGCAGGAAGCGGAGCGACTGAGACCTCTAGCAGTTTCCACTGGCTGAAGACCTGCTTGACATCATCCCCAAAGGTCTGCTTGTCCTTGGCGGTAGGCTTTCGAGTTCCACCCGCCTTCGGCATGAAGCCGACCGAGATCCCCTTGACGATTCCCTGTCCCACCAGAGCCTTGACAAAGTCAGGGAAGAAGTCGCCTTGGTAGCCTTCGGGTCTTTCAGCGAACTCGATCGTCGCGTCAATCTTGCCAGAGCCTCGACGCATCCCGATGACCTTGCCGATCGGCATTGCATAGTCGTGGTTGTAAAACACCACCGGGTTCTTGTCGAACTCTGTCGAGTCGCAACCCTGAGAGATCAGAACCTCGCCGTCGCGGTCGATGGATTCGGTGGTAATGACGCAGTCGACCTCGGCCCCGGTCGGCGTGTCCAGAGTGGTGTCAAACAGTTTGCGAATCATCTAAAAGTCCAGAACCGGGTCGATGTCGCACCGGCAGTTAGGGTGAATGGTTCCGTAGGCGGGAATCGACACTACCATCGACCCGCCCATCGTTCCGTTGATGACTTCCCCTGCACCATAAAACGGCGCGTCAATGCCTACCGATCTTCCCGTCCTTTCTCCAAACTCGAAAGACGCACGCTGACAGAATTGGCAAGCATCGAACGCCATCAGGAAATGCTTCTGTTTGACAGCGTTTGTCTGCTTCCATGCGTCAATCTGCGCAACGTGGTACGCACGGGCAGATTCGGTTCTTGCAATCGTTGCAGCCCTTGTTCGGCTTACATCGTGATTTTCTACGAGGTAGCGACGAAGGTCTGAAAGGTTGAACTCGGCGGGAAGACTTGCGGGGTCGAGACCGCGCAATAAGCGGGTCTGGGTATCGGTGAATACCGCATCGGAAACAACGGAGGCCATGTCGTCGATGCTGTCGACCACCGCATTCGACAGGCGAATGCTTCCAAGTCTTCCCGCCTTGGCTTGTGAAATTGCATCTGCAAGTTGTTGTGGCACTTGCCCACCCGATACGCCCAACTTCTCAAGCGTCTCTTCAAGGCGAAGGATTGCAATGCGAACCCCGGCTTGAGCAGTCGATCCATAGGCTGTCTTCAAAGCACCTTCGAATTGACTTCGCAAATCAACGCTAATTGCAGGAGTCGAAAATTGGCGAGCCAGTTCTCGAAAGGTCATCAGGACAACGTCGTCGACCAGCCTCTTTGATCGGTGACGCCCCTCGGCCTCGTCGACTACGCGAAGCATTGCGTTGCGAATTGCAATCAAGGCGTCGGTGGTGATGCGCTCGATAAGCCGGGCAGGGGTCACGGGTAGGTCGCGAATGTCGTTGTCCGCATTCGCCCCCTCCTTGCTCTGCTTGGCAAAGTCTTCTTCAAGACCCTCTACCCCCAAGCGATAGCCTGCGGTCTGCTCAGGCCAATCGTATGCCTTGTGGATGCACATCAGTTGTGAGCCTTTGGGTCGACCTTGCTTTCGATGAATTTCATCAGGCTTTCGACAATCTCTTCCTCGGACATTTCCGAGGACTCGCCGAGCAGCGTCAGTTCAGGCTTCTTTGGTTCATCTGGCACTGATTGTCTCCATACTTTCAAGATCGAAAATTGCTTCCTGATCGTTCTGCTTCGCTACCCGCATCGCCTCGTCTCGATCGGGAATCACCAGCGACACGTCAAGATAGAACTTGTTCGCGTCCTTGTCCCACCATCCGCCAAAGTGCGCACCCTTCTTTGCAAGAAGGTCTTTGTTGTTGTTCGTGAACTCTCGACACACCGATCGCAGCGACTCTCTGAAAGCAGCAAGGTCGCCACCCGGCTCGCTCAAATCCATCACGAATTCGCGGTCCTTGAACGGCGAGACGGCAAAGCCCTTCGTCGGGCTTGAGCCGGTCGCGGGGTTGTAGGTGAACCCTCCGCCCTCAATGACGCGCGACACCATTTCCCTCATGCTGCCCGGCTTCGCACTTACGCCATCACCCGCTGCGCAATCGTTCCCCGGTTGGAACCCACCTGCGCCTGTGCCGCAGTTGTCAGCGGACTTTTCTTTCCTGCGCTTTGGCTTGGGCTTGGTCCCGAACGCAATGCGGAAGGAATACTCCGATTCAAGCCTGCTCATTACTCGACCTCCTCGGCGTCAATGACAAGCAACGCTTTTCTAAGTTGTGGGGTTATTTTCCACTGCCTGTTTGTGATTCGGTAGGTCGTATCCCTCGGCAAGACCACCTCTTCCTCGCCGGGATGTGCGCTGTATGGAGCAACGTCTAGTCCTGTCTTTGCTTTGATTCTCATATGAACACTTGCCTGCCCACCGCCTGAGAAACCCGACGCGGTCAGAGCGTTGATGCTCGTCGAAACGTAACCGCGTGTAGTGAACTCGTCTTTTTCCAACAAGTTGCGAAGAAGGCCACCCTCCCAAGTATGCTTGTCGAGAGAGATTCCGCGATGGACAAGAACGGACTCGCCGTTTTTCAAGATTGAATCGTTGAGGTCGAAGTCCAACTCTCGCACCATATCGTTAGACATGGCTGCAAGACCAGTTTCGTAGAACGCATCGTGAACCTCGTTTGGTCCCCAGTCATTGACCATTGAGTCAATTTGGTCAAATGACTCTTTGAACGACTCGAAATTACTTGGTTCTTCCAATGCAAAGTTCAAGTCTTGCAACGTGCTTTGCGTGTCCCACAGATCGTTCAATTTCTGCGTGGTTCCGTGACCCATGAACGCCGAGTAGGCGTCATCCATATCTGAATGCGCCAACTCAAGGTCTGCGCCGAAGGCTTCGATTGCTTCGAAAGTCTCGCTGTGTTTTTCAATCCAACTTTCTCGCCAAGCGTTGAATTCTTCGGGGGTATCGAACGGATCTGCGACACTTGCAAGTTCTCTTTCTGGGTCTTGCATCAAATCGCGTAGTTCTCCCCTCAACTTGCCGACTGCTTCCTTGGCTTTCGTTTCAACCTCAGTTCCCAAATACGTCTTTGCGGGGTTTGGAATTATTTCTTCTTCCGTACCATTTCGCAACGCCTCATTCAGCGTGGCACTGTGGCGCGTATACAAATTGATAGAACCGGCTTCTTCGTCAAGGATTCTTGATTCGCTCTTGAATAGTTCGCGGTTTGTTTTTAGTGCTTCTTTGTCTTGTTCAGTTGGTTCATACTTTCTTCCATCAGCCATTTCCGTTGGAACGCCGTAAAGTTCATGCCCTCCCTCCTCTTTCCATCGTTGCAGATCCTTTTCAAAAAGTTGGCGATCGGCTGCTCGCGGGAAGTCGCGGTTGGCAGCAGCCGACCCTGTCGCACAAGTGTTGTCCTCTTTGAACCCACCTGCGCCGGTTCCACAGTTGTCGGCTGACTTATTTAAGGTTTCCTGACTAGCCGAAGGCTTATTAAACCGAATCATGAAAGATGCGGGATCCGTTTGATTAGTCATTGACTTCTTCCGCTTCGAGGAACAGAACCAACTTTCCGCCGTTTGTAAACCAGTTTCGTTTCATGATTCTGTAGGACTGGTCTCTAGGTAGCAGCACTTCCTTCTCTCCTTGGTGATAGGTGTAAGGCTCAACCCACGCGCCTTTCTTTGCTCGGATTTTTAACATGACGCTTTGATCCCGACGCTTGAGAAATCCACGGCTTACATCAGGGCTTGTGCTAGTGGAAGCAAATGATCTCGTTGTAAACGTCCCATCTCCATCAAGGTCGAGCATGTCCTCTAAAGCGTCTCCGTTCCAAAAGGCGTTGTCAGAAACCGCAATGCCTCGATACACCGGGACGTAGTCAAGACCAGTCGACTCTGTGTATTTTTCCAGATTTCGAATCAAAGGCTTAGTTGTAGCATTGTCCAAAGCACCGACGTATTCACTGCTCTGCACTTGCAGGCTGTTGATCCTTGCTGTTTCTTGCGCGAAGGTTTGCATCGTCATAATGTGTCGACGAGCATCTTTCAGTAGTTGCTGGGTGTAATCCGCGCTGTACGCAATTCGAATGTTGTCACCGAGGTATCGGAGTTCTTCTCCTGCTTTGAAGAACTCACCAACGGTGTATCTGTCTATTTCGACCCCGACCTTCTTCAAATCCGTAAGGTCGTCAGCCAAAAGTTCCATGTCTTGACCAAACTCGTTGATGAGGTTGATTTCTTCTTCGAACTTTTCTAAGAACTCGTCTCGATACGATTCGAACTCTTCAAAGGCACCAAGGCCGTCAAATCCTTCGTATGGCGATTCGCCTTTGAGGCCAAACATTGCAGTGATTGCTTGCTTTGCGTTTTTGTGTTGCTCGGTGTCGAAATACAGTTTCTCGAAGTCTGGGATGTCCGGGGCTTTTCCTGTGTCTCGCAGCGCGTTGTTGAGTTGTGCCGAACCTCTCGAATATGCGCCGAGGGATTTGCCCTCTAAATTACCTACGACTGTCGCGACTGTTCCATCAGACAGGTTTCTTTCGACGCTCGCAATTTCTTTTTTGCTGGTTTCAAGGACGTGGTCTGGCACACTGTTGTGGAAAGTTTGGACGACTGGCACACCAAGGAATTCGCCTCTTCTCTTTCTGTTTTTATACGCCTCTTCGAACGCCTCCTTTGAAGAGACTGCGTCTCTGTTTTCCGACGCAGACGAACCAGTCGCACAAGTGTTGTCTTCCTTGAACCCTCCCGCGCCGGTCCCGCAGTTGTCTCCGCTCTTCAGGTTCTTCTTGCCAGACTCGCGGTCGATCGCTTCGACCTTGCTTTCGGCCCAAGTCTTACCGGGGTCTCCGCCCCAAAGCAGCCACGCAATCAGACCAGCGGACGGATAGCCTTCGTTGCCTTCCTTTGCAGCCGGGGCGTCGAGGTCGACTTCGTGCCGAGCGAAGAATGACTTCATCCGCTTGACGGTCGACGGCGATAGATCCTTGCGGTTGCTGATGTCTCGCGCGCGAGCAACACCGACCTCGGTGCCGCCCCTGCCGTGTTCCTTTCGCAACTTCAGCCCACGCTTTGCAGCGTTCGCCATCGCCTCGGTCGGCTTGAGGTTGATGTCCTTGACTGCTTTGGTCGAGGCTGTTTGACTGCCTTCAAACAGGGCGTCAATTAGGTCTTCGGGAACCTCGCTAGTAATTTGCATTTCCCGGTACAACTTGGAAACGTGTCGACTAATTTCCTCGCGAGTGTCACCGGCAAATTGTTCGGGTAGGAAAATCATTCGCCGCCCATCATTGTGTAGAGGTCTTCGACCGTGAACCCGATAGCCTTGTTTTTTTGCGAGTCAGGCATGTCCGTGTAAAACCCCAGTTCGTTGTCTGGAATCGTCGAGTTCAAGGTTTCAAAAAGCATTCTGTTCGACGTTACAACAACAGTTTCGTTTTTGATTGAGTCCCACTTCTTTGGTGCAGTCACCTTCATGGCAAAGGCTTCGGCAATGAATTCGGCTGGTTCGGTCGAAGCGTAATTGCTCACAAATCTGGAAACCAAGTTTTTGGCTCCCGTTTGCTTTTGAGAGTAGTTGTCGTAGTCCGTGTCGTACCAAAGTATGTTGGACAAACCCTCGGCGTATGCGGGAGTCAGTTTTGACATATCGCCGCCTGCCTGCTCCCAAATTTTCGCACCCGCCAGCCGACCGGAGTCTTGGCTTGTGTATGTGCTGCCTCCACGCCCATAGAGTTTCTTATGCGTTCTTTCGAGTGACCTCCGGTGCAACGCATGACCAACCTCATGGGTCACGACATAAGCGGGTCCGCCTTCCTCGCTTGCCATCCAACCTTCTTGTGGTGTTCTGTAAAGAGGGCTGTATTCGCCAACGTCAACCGGCAATGTCGTTCTCTGGTTTGTCGGGTTGAAGTACGCGACTGTCCTGTCGTCCTGCGAGTGCAACTTGACAGTCGAAACTCCCTGACCTCTTTGGATCATTTGGAATTCCAAAAGATCCGTGTCATATCCTGCCGCATTCAGTTCGTTGATCGAACGATTGAGTGCTACAACTTCCATAAAGGCGGATTGATATCTCCCGATCTGTTGTGAAACATATCCACGCAAGTTGTCCGCGCCGGGATCTCTCAACTCTGGGTTGACCAAGAACTGCGATGACATAAACATCAAGGGGTCAACTCGTACCGACACGCCTTTTTCTGCGAAGTGCTTCTCAACAGCGAACGACATATTCTGTGCAACTCGGTATCGCTCGATCGGCTTGATGTCGCCAACGTCTCCAATCGGAAACTGCTTGTAATACTTCTTTGCAAGTTCATACGTTTGAAAAATGTCTTGCCGAGTTCTGTCGTCAAAAGTATCCCATTCTTCAATGGCCTCTTCGCTGCCACCAAAAAAGATGTCGCGCGGCCCTATGTTGATCTTGCCAACCTCGTCGCCGAGAGTGTCGTAACTAAACGAGTCTGGTTCCGGCAGATCCATTTCAGAGATTGAAAGAACGTCACTGATGTCGTTATATGCCGACTCGCTGACCGGCCTCATAAGAGCAGCGAGTCGATAGGACTCTCTCGTTACTGCCAGTTCAACATTCAGCCCCATCTCGGCAACTGCTTCTTCGTCGATGCTTTTTCTTGCAACGGCTTGAATCAGATTTTGCGATTCCTTCGTCAAGTGACCGAGCGGGTTGTCGTCTTCATGGCCTAGAAATTCCGCTGCTCTTTTTTGCGCTTCTTGTGCGAGCGCACCGTAGACGTAGCCGTCTCCGGTTTTCGCCAACACTTCTTCGTTGGCAGCGCCCGGAATAGCGACGATTTCATTGCCTTGAGTTATATGATCGGTTTCAAAAACCTGCGGGAAACCGCGACTCATCCTGTTGAGTTCGCCAGCCGCATAAACCAAAGCCTTGACCTTTTCTTCTTCAGGCAGGACCGCGATTTCGTCAGTCAGGAAACCGTTCGGATCGTATCTGGTGCTGTTTTCGAGATGCTGGTCTATTTGCTCCTTGCGGCTTTCAAGCGTGCGGCCCGATTCGGTTGCACTGCTACCAGTGGCGCAGGTGTTGTCTTCCTTGAAGCCACCGGCACCAGTGCCACAGTTATCTGAAGTTGCCTTGAACCGTACACTCCAATCACCGAACGACTTGGTGAGTTCTTGAGTGGCGGCCCCGTCAAGGATATGACGGAGCCTGAAGGCTTTTGGGCGTGGTTGTCCTCCGTGGTCGCCGTCACACTCGCCTTCGGGACACTTGCCCGTCAGCGTGTTGAAGTCCTTCTCGTCTGCGCACGGGCAGTATTTGGTTTCGCCGTCTGCGTCGATTGACCGAACGCCCCGACATCCAATCAAAGAAGCGACTGCTGCGGCCTGCTCCTTTGTGTCATAGAGATCGTCCTCGGTTCGCTCGATGTTGTTCGCCTTGGATTCAGCGTCAACCATCTTCTCCGCAACCTGCCGACTAAACCCGCAGCCCTGCAACAACTTGATTGCGCTGTACCCCTGAAGCGTTCCGTCCCGGACCGACTTCAAGAACTTTGCAGCGGCTTCGGCATCAGGCGAATCACCCTCTTCTTCGGGCTGTCCGTCTTCGCTGAAGAGTGAAGAGAGGTCCATGCCGGGCATACCACCGCCGGGACCGGGCGGCTGCTGCGCAGACGCTCCAAGAGGTTGGCCGTTGATGAGAGGCTGGTCTGCGAATTCGTTGTCCTCGAAAGGCTCGCGTCCCTCCTCAAGCCTTGCCTCGTTGATTGTTCTCCAACCACCTTGAACAGCGGTCTGCCGTTCTTGTAGTTCGTACTGCGTATCTCGCGGCACGGGATTGTCGTAGGCAAGGCAGAGTTCATCCTCTAGTCCGAACATCGGGAGCAGTGTTTGGTTGAGTTCTTCTTCGTCCATTCGAAGAAGTGGAAGAACCGTACCCTCCCGCCATTGGGCAAAACCAGTGCGGGCAGAAGCAAGGTTCGGGTCGTTCGCCTTCAGCATTGAGACCGGCACACCAAAGACGGCAGCAATCTCTTCGACGATATCCTCGCGTCCAGCAACATCCTTTGGCGGGAAGTTCAGAGGCGTGAATTGCACGTCGCCAGTGACTGCAATGAAGTTTCCGTCTCGCCGTGTCCCTCGAAGTCTCTGCTCTACTTGTTCTTGGAATCTATCCAGTTGATCGCTGGTTGGAGTACCGCGCACAACGACCGCATAGTCAGGTCGTGCGCTGTTCTGAAACATCGCCAGATCCATATCGTGAACAGCCTGATTCGATAGCACAGCGCCGTAAGCAGCCTCAATCTTGCCGAGTCCGTAGTAGAGATTTCCGGGGTTGGGTCGTCGGAAATGTATGACCTCATCGCGTTCAAACACCTGCTTCCGATCTGCCGAAATCCCATACAGATATCCGCTAATGAATTCATCTTCATCTGGGATGACCTCCGTAAATTGCGGAGCGAGCGGCCACAGTTCTGCGGGCAGACCGGAGTCTTCGTCAATGACCGGGTGAAGGTAGGCGTTGCCAGTCAGTTCCCCGTAAAGGATTCGCAGCACCGTCATGTCAAATCCATTGAGGAACGGATTCGTGCTGCTCAACAACTCGATGATCGGATGCGACTCCGTCACCTCTTCCATGTCTTCACCAAAGTCTGCGATCTTACGAAGCACGCCGTTCGATGGCCTCGCGTCACCATGACCATCGCCGAGAAGATATTGCTTCTGGTGCCGAGGCACCGACCGGGTCTTGTAGAGTTTCCGACCGTTGCCCTTCTTGGCGTACAGTCGAATCGGCACAGAAGCGACCGCCTGCGCGTTGATGTTCGCGGCTGCAAACACCCACGAGCGACAAGAGTCGACTGCTCTTTGATGATTGAATGACGGCTTCTGTGCGCCGTGCTGTCCTGCCGTCACAACCCGGACGCTGCTCTCCAACCACTTTTCTGGAGTGCTTTGCTTCTTGCTGACCAGTTCTCGCAGGAAGTCGAAAATCGCCATGTTCAAAGTACCCTGAAGTTGAAGCCGGATTGAGCGATGGTGTCATAGCACCTCAAGGCAAGAGCCAATGCACAGACTCCGTCGTCGTGCAGTCCGCTCGGTGCCTCATACCGCACGCCCGTCCTTGTATATTCAAACTCGAAAGTGTCTGCTTCGACCCGAAGCCAGTTGTCTGGAATCCGGATCTTCTTGGTCTGAAACGCCGTCGCCAGACCTTCCATCAACTGCTGCTTGCTGTGCATCGTAAACTTGAAGCCTTCAGCCCGTGGATGCTTCTTCTGGATGCCTTCGACCACCGGATCTCCCACGCCAGTCGAGTCGATCAGAGTCGGGACCATGCCAATCAACTCTTCGATTCGCCGACTGGTTTCTGACCACGGAGCCTGCCATCGCTCAAGCACGCAGACCCTCGCCTCGTCGTCGAGTCCGCATACCACCGTGTAGTCAACCGACTTTGCGAGGTCGATACCAAAAGCAATAGGGGCCGACTTAGACTGTTCGGCCACGCACTCGGAAATCGCCTTGAGTCCGAAGGGGTTGCCACCGTCGTCTGATGGGATACCAAGAAACTCCTGATTAAACACCTGCTCAGGTAGTTCTCGCTTTGCCGCCTCGATCTCATGCTCAGGTATCAACGGGTTGCTAGTTGTTGGCAGTCTCCAAGACTTCCAGCCATAGTCACCAATTTGCCCGCGTTCGAAACATTGGTGAAAGAAGTTCCGACCCTTCGGAGTGCCGAGAAACCACGCATCGCCCTGCGAGTCGGCAAGGGTTGCTCGAATCGTCTCTTGCCACGCTGGTCCCAAGTCTTTGATGATCCCTGCTTCGTCGATGATGACCCGATCGAATCGACGGCCTCGACCGGAGTCGACGCTGTCCAATGAGTAGCAGTCGAGCGTGCCGCCCGTGCAGCATTCAAGTCGATGCTCGATCTTGAGCGTGGCCGTTGTGACCGGGGCGAGGACTCGTAGCATTGTCCGCCAAGGTTCGGCAAGGTATCTGAACGACGGAGCGAACCACGCGACGTTCTTGCCAGCAAGCACGTCTTCGATTGCGAGTTGCATACCCATGTGGGTCTTGCCAAATCGCCGACCGCACTCAAGCACGTTGAACCGCCCGCTTTCGTTCAACACTTTGAGTTGTCCGGCGTGCAAGCAACTTTCAATAGTTGGCACTTCAACGACAGTGGTCACTTGTCAATCTTTTCCTTGATCGCTTCAAGGTCACGGCGAATCCCCTTGACCATCGTGTAGTAGACCAGAACCCACACGATGAGCGGGGTGAGATTGTTTTCGAGGATCGGCAGGATCGAAGGTTCCATCAGTCGCTTCCCGGTTCGTAGGTGTCGGACCACTGACCGAACAGGATCCCGAGATCCTTTCCGTCAACGACCCCATCGAAGTTGAGGTCTGATCGGTTCTGGTCGCTGCCGAAGTCGGCGAGGAGAAGCCCTTGATCCTGAGCGTTCACGACGCCGTCGGCGTTGATGTCTGCGATCTGGTCAGCCCTGCGAATCGTGCAAGCCCAGTTGATCGCCTCCGTCACAGTTTCGTTTCCGGGCACCGCGAAGGTGTAGTCGGAAACGATCCGCTGCTTCTCCGCGTCCCAGCAGAGGTCGGAACCCTGCTCGAAGATCGGCACGAAGCCTTCGTCGACTCGCGTTGACATCCGGTACTTCACGTTCTTCTCGGAGCCGCTCATGTTCTGCACCTGAGCAGTTCCCTCGACGGTGAACCAACCGACCTCCGTGACAGCAGGGCGAACATAAGTGACCATCAAGGCTCGCGTCTCAGTGCTTGCCTGCGAGTTGACCTCGATCGCGTCGGTGACATTGCCATCTGAATCCACGAAGGGGAGACGAGTCGTGGTCATCGGCAGCATCCGAGGACTGCACGGATCGGCGTCCTGTACCGCGACGACGGTTGAGAGAAGGAGTGCAATCATGGTGCTTCCGGATCTTCTTCGACTGGAGTCGGGTCATACGCGATCGACTTCAATGCTTCAGCCGCTACGATCATCTCGTTAGCGGAAGCCACGAGCAAGTCAATGTGTGCTTCGTCAAGAGCGGTTCGCGGAGCGGTTTCTTTGTAATCGTAGGCCAGAGTGCCTAGACCGGACTGCACCGTGGCGAGGGCTTGAGTAAGAGAAGCGAAGGTGAAAATCGTGTTCATGGTTTTCCTTTTATACGGCGGTGACGGTGAAGACGAGAACGTCGCCAGATACGAAGGCGGATCCCTTGATCGCAAAATTGCCTTGAATGTTGATGTATGAAGTTTGGCATGATCCGGCAACGGCTCCGAGGACCGAGCGACCTGCTCCAGAATCTCCGGTGAACGTTGCGTTGAAACTATGAGACGATCCGCCGTTCAGCGTTGCTGTGACGCCGTAAAGACACCACCAGTCTCGGCACGTCGTGCCGCTCGTGAAGTTGTAGCGTCCACCGGACAGAACGTCAAAGTTGGCTGCGTCCTCCGCGGCTGATCCGTTCCATAATCGAGGCAAACCATCCGCCCACGATAGAAGACTCGTCTGCGATGGGTTGATGATCTCTGCGCCGGAGGAGGAGACGGTCGCGTTGCTTGCTCCCGTCATGTTCCAAGTGATCGTCTGGAGCGGCCCGGTCGCAGCAGGAGCCGGAAAGAACAACCATTTGCTCGGCGGGGTCATTCGGTGTACTCCACGGAGAAGATCACGTCGGTTGCCGATGAGTTTGACGAGAACTCCAATTTCAACACCGCGTCCGCTGCAAGCGAGGTGTTGGCAAGAGAAGTCTGGTTGCCCGTCGAAGTCGAGGCCGTGACTTGCTTGACCAAGTCGGAACCGTTATAGAGTTTGGCAACTACGGTTCCCGAACCGCTGTTCACCTTGATGTAGAACGCGCTGATCGTTCGAGCGGTAGCAACCGCCGGGTCGAGGATGTAGTCCTTGTCTGCGGCAGTTTCGATCTGGCCGGTGTACGATCCGGTGTTCGTGACGCCGAGCGTCGTTCTTGCTGTCGCGGCGTCCGCGTCGTCGACTAGCGTGGCACCGAACGTCGAGACACCAGATGCAGCGAACGCCCCGATGTCCGAGAGAGTCTCGGCTGCCGTCCGCCCCTCAATCTTTGTGCCATCGACCCGGAGGAAGTCGTTGTCTGCGACAGCAGCGTTGGCCTGCAAAATGTTGTCGGAGCCGATGCCTGCGTTGAATTGCGATGCCGTGCCGAGGCTTGGCTTGCCAGACAAAGAACTGTACGCGATAGCGGTACCGCTCCACGTCCCGCTTGATATTGTCCCAACCTGAGTAATGTTGCCAGACCCCGGCCACGTCGATAGGGCAGTGTTTTCTACGTTGCCAAGACCGAGGTTTGTCCGAGCGGTACTCTCGCTTGTGATTTCGCTCAGGTTGTTCGACCCGACCATGTCTCCGGTCCCGGTCCCGACGCCGATTGCTGATCTGGCTGCCGCCTGATCTGCCGCAGTAAAGACACCGGCACCGACCGTCGTCGCTCCGAGCGTCGTTCTCGCTGCTGCTGCATCTGCATCATCAATTAGCGAACCGCCGAACGTCGAGACGGCGGTCGACGCTACGAAGTCGCCGGTCGCCGAGGTCGCGGCGGTTCCAAGCGATAGCGCGCTTCGAGCAGCGGCGGCATCGGCGGCGGTGAAGACGTTCGCGCCTACGGCGGTCGCTCCGAGGTTCGTTCGTGCCGTCGACGCGGTGACTTCGCTGAGATTGTTCGACGCGAGCAGGTCGCCGTTGCCCGTGCCTGCTCCGATCGCGGTTCGGGCGGCAGCAGCATCCGCAGCGGTGAAGACGGACTTTCCGACCGTCGTCCCGCCGAGGTTCGTGAGAGCCGTAGCCGACGAGTTGAGGTCGGCTAGGTTCTGCGATCGCTGCGAGAGGTAGTCCGTCAGGCCGGAGTTCGTTATGAACTCCTGCGTATCGTTCGACTCGACGAGGTTCTCGAAGTATTGAGGCGTCGTATCCGCCTCGATCGTCGCGTGGTTCTTCACGCCGAGGACGGTTCGCATCGCTGCGCTATTCGCGGAGTTCAGAAGCGACTCGACGTTCGCAGCGAAGAGAGCGGAGACCTCGGTCGAGAGGCTCGACGACGCGGCGGTGATCCGTCCCTGCTGGTCGACGGTGAACTTCCCAACCGCGTACTCGGCGGGAGTGACCGCCGTATTCGCAAGCGAGATCGTCCCGCTCGTCGTTACGGGTCCGCCAGATAGACCGGTCCCGGTATCGACCTGCGTGACCGTTCCCGTCCCGCCGCTCGCGTTCACAGTGACGGTCGTACCGTCGACCGAGGTCGTGACGTTCGTACCGCCGGTGATCGTCAGCGTCCCGCTTGTGGTGATCGAGCCGCCGGTCCCACTGTCCGCATCGACAGCCACCGCAGTCACGGACCCGCTGCCAGCGTCCGACCATTGCACGTTGTAATTCGTGCCGTCGATCTTCTGCAAGGTCTGGCCCGTCGATCCGCCTACAGGTACGCCAACTCCAGCCGGTCCCGCTGCCGAGATCGTTATTAGTTGACTCGTCGAGTTGACTGAAACCGAGTATTCAACGCTCACTTTGTCACCTCCGGTTCGATCACGATCTTGCCGGTCAGGGGTTTTGTCACTGTTCCCGAACTGTCGAGTTCAAGTTCATAGAAGCCAAAGAACGGGGCGGGTAGGTTCTTGGTTACCGTCTCGGCCACGTTGATCTGGATGTTCGGGTTGCTCGACCCTAGCGTGATCTCGGAGGTGCTGTCGATGTCGAGGACGGCGCTGCTGGTGTGGTCAGCACGAATCTGCATTCGAGCGGTGTATCCGGTGTAGTCGACCGTCGCGCCGTTGGAGTCCTGAACATGGATCGAGAGTTGCAGCGTTTCGCCCTGCCGCAGCGTGATCGTGTTGCCAATCGTCGAGAACTTCATTCGTCGTCATCCTCTGTTGTCTTGGGTCTCGTGTCGATCCGTTCAATCCGGATGACCTGATCGTTCTCAACCTGCTGCTTGACCGGCCCTTCGAGTCGATCCC